GAGTTGTTGTTTCCGGCAAGGTTCCAATACTTGTTCGCTGCTGCTGTAAACGTAATCCCGCTGTTCCCCTTGCAGTCCCCGATCCGTGTACCCGAAGCAGGAGCCGCAGCACCGGCAATGGTGACGTCGCGGAAGTCTACGTCGGTCAGGCTGACGGCGGCGCAGGTCAAGGTGCGGGGTGTGCCGATAGTGTCGGAACGAACGAAATGCCGCCTCGTGGCGTCGGTGCCAGCAGAAAGCGTTAGGGTTCCGGTGATGGTTTGATTGGCAGTAAATATCGCAGTTTGAAGGCCCGCAGACGATCTTTGTGTCAACGATAAGTTTGTAAAGCTATTAGCGCCGCTTATTGTTAAGGTGCGAGTTGTTGTACCAGTAAACGACACTCCATAAAATGTTTTCCCATTACCACTAAACGTCACAGTCCCGACTGATGAGCAATTTATTTGGGCTGTTCCTGACGTAATTGTTAAATTAGCGGCGATGAGTTCTGTAGTGCCAAAGTTTAATGGCACTGACCCGGAGAAGGTGTGCGTACCAGACCCAAAATCAATTGTCCTAGAGTTGCTGCTAGTGCTGACAATTGAACTGGCAGTCAAATTGTATGTATCAAGATCAAACAATCCATTTATAAGATTTATACTTGAACTTCCGATATTCAACGCACTTCCGAGCGTCCATTCACAGCCCACGCCATTTACCACAATTGCAGACGCCAGCGACACACCATTCGTTGTCAACGTCTTACCAGATGTTGATCCAGTGAATGTGATTTGACCCGTATATGTTCTCGTCAGCCCCGTAGCAGGCAGCGTTACGTCGTCATGAATAAACAGTTGTTGAGTTCCTGTAAGTGTCACGTTCCCTGATGCTGGGCCAGAGACGGTCAGGGACTTGCAGCGGTTCCCACCAGTAACGAAATCAACCGTAGCCGTATACGCAGTTGCGTTGGATGCCGAGTCGAACACGACATCATCATGGCTGCGAGGAATAGATGCGCCTGAGCCGCCGCCTGACGAGGTAGACCACTTGGTTGTTGAAGACCAGTTGCCCGTGCCACCGACCCAGTAGCGCGTCGAATCAGCAGGCTTGGCTGTGCGATAGACCGGCGCACCGGCAGTCCCTGTGCTATTGGCTCCAGCGTAGAACTCACCGGGGGAGGAGGCTGAAAAGCCAATGCTGCCCATCGCAAGGTAGTCAATCCCAGAGGTACACGCGCCAGCAATAACGTGCGCCGTCCCTGTGCCGGTCAGGGTGACGACGTTCCCAGCAGTGCCGGTGACTGACCACTTGCCGAAAGTCTGGCCGGTTGCAGCAAGCGCGATGGTGTGCGCGACGGTTTTAGTGCTGGCAAGCTCGGTAAATTGGTTGTTTCCGCTAATGGTTGTGGTTGATGTACCCGTCGTTCCGCCAATAGTGAGTTTGTTGTACGAGTAGCCGCCGCCCTCAAAGGTACGAGCAGAAGTGGAGGTATTTGAAAAAACAATGTTAGCGGTACCTTTGTAAAAATTGACATTTGTGTTACTCATGTTCCAGCACGTAAAAGTACCTGTTATAGTCCATGTACCGGACCCCATTTTTAATGTGTTTGCACTCGCACCGGAGTTGCTGTATTGAAGACAGGTAATATTATATGAACCAGCATCAATTGTGCCATTACTGTGACTGAAAATTCTATCTGTTGTAAAAGCGTCTGCAAAGGTTAAAGTGCCATTTATTTTGTTACAACTTACATCATTAGTGAACGACCTGCCATTAGAGGTAATAGTTGTTGTATTATTGAAGCCCAAAATTACGATTGAACCAGGGTTTGTAGTAGTTACGCCACTGCCTAAACTTATGTCTTTATAAAACGCCGTACTCGTTCCGAAGTTAATTGTCATCGCACTTGTTCGTGCGGATGCATCAAACGTGCCTATGTTCCACGCTTGATCAATCGTAATCGTCCCCGTCACGCTGCCTGTGTTATCAAACACCGCCGTGTCTTGGGCAAGCGGGAAGTTGTTGATGTTAGGCGTTCCACCTGACGAGGGTGCCCATGCCGCAGCACTCCAGTTCTGAGTCCCTGCGAGGTTCCAGTAAACCGTCTTAGCCGCAGGGAACGTGATCCCAGAGTTCCCACCACAGTCTCCTGCGCGAGTCGGAGATGATCCAGCAGCAGTACCGGCTATCGTGATGTCTCTGAAGTCGCAGTCAGTAGCGGATAGGGTGCCAACGGTCAGGGTACGGGTGCTGCCGAGGGTGCCTGACTGGACAAAGATGCGGCGGACTGCGGTAGCGCCTGCACAAGTTAAAGTGCCAGCAATTACAGTATCTGAATTAAATAGGTAATTTATAAACCCTGCTGTAGTTGGAGCCGATAGGGTTAAATTATTAAACCCTGCGGCAGAGATTGAACTTAACCCATTTGCAGTTGTAGCTGTATAGGTTACGTTGTATAAACTAAGGCCCGGAGCAGATACCGTGGCGTTAGCTGTTGCCGTAAGGCTAATTGTTGATGTACCAGCGTTTAATGTAAAATTGGTACTTGTTAGGTTTACAACTGTACCACCAGTTGTTAAAGTAACTGTACTCGACCCAAGCGTAATGGCTCTGACGTTGCTGTTGTTGGATGACAAAGAGTTAGCAGTAACGTTGTAGTTTTTGGTGTCGAACGTGCCGTTGGTGACAGTAAGAGTTCCTCCTGACTGGAATAACAACGCATCAGTAAGTTCGACTAGGCCACCGTATGAGTCAACTATAATGGAAAAAAGTGATCTCCCGGCAGTTGTTATAGTGATTGTGCCTCGGTTAGCAAAGTTTAATGCTGCTGTTCCGCCAATCGACACTGATGAACTTAGTTTTAATGAGGATCCATAAAACGCATTAGTGTTGAGAGTGGCCGACCCAAAGGTCCTGCTAATAGTGATTGATCCTGTAGCGGCTGATGCGTCTATAGACGACAATGCCACGGCGTCAATATATATTGTAAAAGACGAATATGATCCACTAAAAACGGCTGTATCCTGCGCGAGTGGATAGTTGTCTACGCTACCACTGCCTGAATTAGTTAGCGACCAGCTTGTGCTAGAGTTCCAATTATAACCACCACCAAATAAGCGAAAGTACACTGTCTTGGGCGTACTGAACGTGATGCCCCTGCATCCACCTAGATTTCCGACCCTCGTACCGCTGATCGGTGCAGCAGTACCAACAACGTAGATGTCTCGGAAGTCAGCGTCGGTCAGGCTGGGAGTGGTGTTAACAGTGATGGTTTGGGCAATGCCATAAGTAATACCACGGAACCAAACGCGACGGTTGCCTGCGGTGCCAGTTGTGGAGAGAGTGCCGTTGATGACTTGAGGGGAGTTGAATATGACTTGAACAACTCCGGCAGAAACTGGACCAGTTATTGTTAAATTATTGAAGGTGTTTGATGAGTCAATACTGATATTTGCGGCTGACGTTGCTGTGAAAGACACGTTGTAAAACGTAACACCCGTAGCAGATACTGCTCCCCCGCGCAAGGTAACGCCACCTAAAGTACAAACAATCGTCGATGTCCCAGCGTTAAAAGTTAAATTTGTATTGGTTGCAAAATCTATTGCATTTGCTCCAGTGCTTAATGTCACAGTAGACGATCCAAGATTGATCGTGCGGGTGTTGCTGTTGCTGGATAATATGGAGGAGGCAGTAACGTTGTAGTTAGCAGTGTCAAACGTGCCTTGCGTAACAGCAATCGCTCCAGACGATGTCAGCGCACCACCAAGAGTGACCGTAATACCAGCACCGCTTATCGTTACCGGACCCAGCGACTTCCCGGCACTGGTCAGTGTACCCGTGCCGTTGAATGTGGTTGCGCCGTTGTATGTAACCGTCATCCCGGCTGACAGGGTAAGAGATCCTGATATGGTCAGTGCTGGCGTGTTTGTCCCTGCCCATTCGCCTGTAAACCCAGTGCAATTGATGGACTTTGCTACCCGAGAACCGTTGATCGTGCATTTGGCGGCACCGCCCTTGCCGTCATTTGCATCGAAGAACACATCGTCCGCAGCAGTAGGGACGGCTTGACCTCCAGCACCACCAGAGGTCAAGGCCCACTTGGTGTCGGCATTAGCATCCCAATCCGCGTCCCCGCCAACCCAGAAGCGGTTTGCCATTGTTTACACCTTGTAGTACCAGACGCCTTCGATCTCGATCAACTTGGCTCCCGCAGGCGGGACGCCCTCCAGCTTCTGATACACCTCACCTGCGATCTCTTTGGTCGTATCAGGCTCCTCAACCGGAGGCGCGGTCACAATAGCGATCCAGTTGTCCCGGCGCTGTTCCTTCATGGCTTGGATCTCTGCTTCCGTGAACGTGTGGTCGTCAGGAAGATGCAGAGCATCAGCGAACTTGCCATGAGGGGTCTCAAATTGGAAGTCGATCTTGATCATGTGCTCTCCAGAAAAACACCCGCCGAAGCGGGTGTCTAGTCCCACCCTGTTCTGGGTGCCTACAACTAATTACGCCGCATCAAGCGAGAACGTGTAGGTCACATTCAACGTGTCGCCGTTCACCACACTCCTGTCGCCCGGCGATTGAAAGTCCGCCGCAGAGAACAGCGTACCAGTCGTGCCGCCCTTGGTGTTATTGGAGGTCAGGAACGCCCCGCCAACAGTCGCCGTGCCGTTGATGCTAAATGACGCAGGTGAAGCAGAGTTGGTGACAACCGAAGGGTCAGCCGTCGTCGGTGTGGCAAAGGTTGCCGTGGGTCGGTTGGCGTTACTGTATGCGGTAACTTCTGTCCAACCTGCATGAGACGACATTGTGTCACCTGCTGCTGGGTTGTTCGACGAAGCCGCACCATACAGGCCAATATACCAAGTGGTGATCTGCGTACCGCTGGTGAAATACACCGCATTCATGGTCTGCAAACCTTGGTTTACTACGAGGTTCTTAGACTCCGCCTTCCACTTGAGATTGCCATCTTTATCGATGCACTCAATGGCAAACACCCCACCTGCCTTTACTGACTCGGTGGGCCTTGAATTACGAACAACCGAAGCAGTCACCTGATCGGTTGATTTGGCTTTTGCAATAGACATTTTGAAATCCTTTATCCGATTCGAATGACTGCATCAGTCGGGTTATTGGCTGGGAATTGAATCTGGAAGTTTCCACTTGATACCGTTTTGACTTCCCCAAACTCAAAAACTGCCACAGCCCTGTTTGCTTTGCTGCTATTGTAAATCAGCGCCCCCCTGGCACTGAAGTTACTTGCTGTCCACGTTGTCGTGGAAAAACTAACGAAGGCAATTCCTTGCGACAGCGTTACCGTAACTCCGGTCAGGGTGTTTCCTCCTGCCGTGTATCCGCCGCCTGATGCTTCGTTTGAAGTTGTGTAAACGGTTGTGTTTGCATCAAGCGTTGCGCTGTTTGTGTAAAGCGCAATCTTGAAAGTGTCGGTCAGGAAGTCGTGAATACCCTTTAGGAGTTCTTCCTTGAAGCTGTTGCACATTCCTGCGGTCAGCATCATTTCACCTCTACTCTGACCTGACCGTCACGATATGCATCCATGCGCTGCTTCCCATCGCCAAGTTGCTTGAGAAGAGTGATGGACTGCAAGTACAGGCTTTCATAGAGCTTCACCATCTCCTGTGAGCCCTTGATGAACCTGATGCCTTCCATGAGGACACCGTTTAAAAGCGCAGTGTCAAAGTTATCCCCAAGCCATGTCGTGCTTGCGGTAACGATTGACTCCGGGTAGTAGTAGTAATGAAGCTCTACCGGGTACGCCTGATCAGGGGTTGGCCCAAGAATGAAGGTCAACTCGTTTGAGTTGTCAGAAGCAGGACCAAAGATCGCGTAATGCTTTGGAACACCCGTTGCATTCGGCGTTGGATAAGCCTCTCGGATGAAGTTCACATCTTTGTTTAAAAGATAGCTGAACGATCCGGTGCTTAACGTCCCACCTGTAACAACAGCCAAAGAGTACACAGACAGGAAATCCCCTGGCGCAGCAAGATACTTGTTTCCTGCCGACAGGGTCGCTGTCTGGTTTCGCCTGAGCGACGAAAGCTGAACCGTGTTGTAGAGTTTTTGCTCTGCCTGTTCGGTGAGCGTATCCAACACGGAGTC